GTTTTCAAAAATAATATGTTCTAATGTTGCTAATCCTTTTTGTTCATCAACAAAAATAGATTTTTGATTAGTAGCATATCTAATTTCCCTGTTATGTCCTTTTTCTTCGTCAAACCACAATAATGGAAAACGTCTTGAATGTTTTGACGCTAACGTATATGTTAACGGTGATCTATCGTTAGTTAGGTAGTAATTTCTATCTTTTACTTCCCAGTCTTTAATTGTGTTCATAATATAATATAATATAATTGTTTTTATTTATTTAAGCCATCCCTTCCATAAGCTCTTTTTGAGCTTCATAAGCTGCTTTTTTAGCTCGCGCGGCTTCTTCTTTTAGCATTCTCTCAAAGATTTCTTGTTCTTCTTGGTATTGGTCCGACTGATTTCCAAAACAATTGTCAAAGTATTTGTTTAATTCATTCCCAGCCTCTTCCAAAGTTACTGGTTCTGCGTTAAAACTATAACTATCAACCATTGAATAAAATGTAGGCATACTAGATCCTGCATTCATCGAATAATTATAAGCTCCATTACTTGATCTAACTCCAGGTGAATTAAATTGAAGTTGAGATAATGTTTGCGTAGACCAACTATTAGTTGTTTTACCGTTTCCATCTCCAACAAATTCCGCCATAGGAACTGGTGCAGTAACTGGACCAGATGGTGTTGTACCTTTTTGATAGTTAGAAGAATTCATCTTCTGTCTAGCTCTTGCAGTAGGAAAACTTTCACCATAAGTATTTCTTTTCCATATTGGATTTCTAAAATCACTAGTTAAGCTCATGCCAATTTGATGTTGTAAATCCAATACAAAAGTTTCACCTGTAGCAATTAAACTATTTAACTCGGTAGCTACTTTAGTTGCAGCGGCCCAATAAAGTTGTTTCATAGTAGATTTATCATCAATTTGAGATAAATTAGTATTTTCATAAAACTGCTGTGAAGTTAATGGAATTTTACCTGTACCTGGTAAAGTACCAGAATCAGAAGAAAACCAATTAAGAGCTTTATTAATATGTGTTTCATCAATACCACAGAATTTATTGTAGTTAAAACAAACTCCTACATAATGATAACCAATACCAACTCCTGCTGGACCTATTTCATAAGGAATCAACCAAGCTGCTCCCGCACCATTGTTTGGTACTCCGTCATAAGCGATTACCGATGGTAAAGCTCCGGGTGCTATAGAAAAAGTTCTAGGAACTGAATTCTCCTGTGCATTGTCTTGCGCATTATATTGCTGAGCTAATTGTATTTTTATCGCACTCATATTTTAAGTTTTAAAAAAGCTCCTAAATTAATAGGAGCTTTATAATTTACATTACTTGTTACGACTTTTCTGCAGGACCTCCAGCAGAAACAGCAGCGTAAATATACTCATGTTTTTTAACAACTTCAGCACCTAAGCTTTCTAATAACGCTTTTACAGCATCATCATAAGCTTTTTGACCAGCACTCTGACAACATTGTTCTATTTCAGCTTGTGTGTCATTACAATCACAATCTCCAAAAGGATTACATGGATCGTCTAGCATTTGGTCTAAACACTTAACAATTGTTTCTTCTCTAAGTACCTGAGCAGCATCTTTACCTTTGTTGATAATGTTTTCTAACTCTTCTAGATTATACTCACCACCTTCTCCTACAACATTAGTATCAGTAACTGTAGCAACAGCTAAAATTTCTGTACCTAGTTGAGGATCATCTAAACCAAGAGCAGCATTAATAACTGGCTCCATAGTTAATCTTACATCACGCTTATAGTACTCATCTGCAGGTATTCCTAAAGTTGGATAACCAAATTCAGCAGGAAAAGCAGCAATCAACATATATGCGGCAGCGTGTCTTTGCCACCATGTAATATCTGCATTTTCGGCAATATATCTAACCACTGTATATGTTGTGCTACCATTAAGAGCTATTCTATAATCTTTACAAAGATCACCAGTAATGTTTCCATTAAACTCTATTGTTACATTAGCGTTGTCAGGCAAGTTCATGTATTGAGGCCCAAAATCAACTGTATCTATTTGAATCGTATTTGCCATAATTTAAAGTTTTAAAAGGTTAATAAATTATGCTACGAACAGTACGAAGTTATTAGCAGCTTGTACACATAGACATCTTTCAGATAAGTAATGAACTTCCATAGCATCTAAAGATGATGTATAAGCACCACCAACAGAACCAGTAATCCATGACTTCATTCTTCTATCATCAGTCTCAGAAGCTCTATATCTTACATGTAAGAAAGGACGTCTGATATTTTGACCTAACATTTGATCATAAACAGTTGAAGTACCTGCTGGTACTAAAACTCCTTTAATATCATTAACCATACCTCTTGTAGAAGCGTCATTAAGATATTTCCAGTCTGTTTTATAAAAGTCATAAGAACCTCTTCTAAAACCAGAGAAACCAAAGTTTAATGCCATTTCAGCTTCGTTGTCAAAAAGACCATAAGAAGCAGCGCTAGTTGCGTTATAAGAACTTCCAGCTTGAGTAGCAATCATGTCATCAAAATCAAGAGCAGTAGCTCTGTCTAAGAATAACATATTTTCTTCAATAGCACCTTGTAAATCAAGTTGTGCAAGTATTTGATCGAAATCACCTAGAGCACCTGAACCAGGGTTTGGAGCGCCAGCAAATCCAGCATATACGTTACCTCTATCATTTAAGGCAGCGAATAAACCTTGTGTACCACTTCCTGAAGTAGCTAATGCAGCAGTTGCTACACCAGAACCAGCAGCAGCAAGTTCACCTTCAACCATAGCCATTTCTAAGTAATCTTCATATCTTAGTCTAGTTTCAGACTCGGCTTTCATATACCATAAGAATCCAGATGTTCCGTCTTCTGTAGCAACTTCAACCCAACCGATCTGAGCAGTGTCAGAACCATTAACTAAATATTTATCTTTAATAATGATTGGCTTGTTGTGAAACTGAGTAAATGATGGAGTAATTGAACCATCCATACCTTCTGTACCTTTTGCAAAGTCAGAACCATAAATAAATAATTTAAGGTTAGCATTACTTAAAGCAGCAAAGTTAACAGCAGTATAACAAACAGCATCAAATGTAAATGAACCTGGGGCACCTGGGTTTGGAGCAGTAGTAACTAATCCTTTTAAAGTTAATCCAGTAGCTGGATCAAAAACAACAAAAGTTTGATTAACTCTTACTACAACTTCGTTACCAGCTGGTAAGTTAACTGTAAAAGTAGCACCTGTTGGTGAGTTAGCTTTACTTACATCATCATAACCGATATGTAATCTGTTTTGTTCAGACCATATTACTTGATCTGATGTCATAGGCATTTCAGCGCCTACCATTCTTAAAAATCCAGATAACGTTCTGTTACCGAATCTTTCTACTTCCTGCTCATATAATTCAGGTAAGTATTGTTGAGCAAAATCTGCAAAATCCGCAGCAGTAGGATCTGTCCACTGTAAATAGTTAGTTGACAGAATAGACTGATCTTGCGTTGGAGTTAATCCAGCATTTTGCACTGTAAAATTTCCTAAAGGCATAATTTTAAGTTTTTATTTTCGTTTTATTTTTAGTTTTTGGCTATTAATACCAGAGACAGCTTTTATTTTCATTCCGTTAAGATAGATACTATCACCGCTTGGTTCTGTTCTAGCTTTGTTTGGAATGTTTTTTGAGTTTGCAAACTCTTGCTTAATTGCATCAGCTTTGCCTTGCTCATATACATGCTTTACTATGGTATCAATATTCCGTGCTGCGAACAAAGATTTATGGTATTTATTATAATCTGTCACTGCTCCTTTGTCATCCAAGAACATCTCGAAAAAATTGGTGATGTCAGATTGTGCATTTGCGACTTCTTGTGGATTATTAACATTATACCTAACCTTTTTATCTCCTAAATCAAAATCAAAACCTTTGAAATCGTTTTTAAAGAACTGATTAGTTTTATTAATAAACTCATTACGAGTCTCTTTAACCTTCTCTTGTTCGTTATTATAGCGGTTGAAAAAATCTATAGCTTTTTGTTGTTCTTGAGTAACGCCCGGTCTCAACTTGATTTGGTCGTAATATTTACTCTTTGTTTCCTCTAAAAAGTTTTTAGCTTTCGCAACCTCTTCTTTTATAGCAAGCTTACGCTTACGTACTTCTCTTTCTTCATCTTCATCCTCATTATATGCAAATCTATCGTTTAACATAAACTCTATTTCTTCTGCATCTAAATGTGGTTTAGATTGTTTGTAATATTCTTTTAATAATGTTACATCATCTGCTGTAGAATAATCAGCATTTAATCTAACATAATCTTCTACTGTACCTCCAGTGTCTTTCATAAAATTAACTAGTTTTTCAATATTTTCAGGTAAGTCAATTTCTGGTTGTGTATTTGTTACAGTAGGTTGTGTAATATTGTTTTGTTCTTCTTCAGTAATTTCTACTAAAGGTGAAGCATCTGTTACTTCTTCCGTTTCGGTGGACCGTACTTCTTCAGCCATCTTTTCGCTGTTAACCTCGTTCGTGGGTTCTTTGACAACATCATTGCTGTCATTTGCTTCTTGTGTTTGAACGGCATCTTCTTTATTTTCTTCTGTTACTTTTAATCTTACAACGTCATCGTTGTTTTGTAATTTTCTAGGTCTACCTCTTTTTTTCTTTATCTTAAAGTCTCCTTCTTGAGGAATTTCTTCTTTAGATTTATCCATGATATAATATTATAAAATTAGGGTTGTACTTCAAAATTAGTAGGTAAAGTCTCATTTTGTCTTTGACTTATCATTTGACTATTTTGAGTTGCTTCTATTCTACTTCTTTTGTCTTTTCTATCTTCAATAAATTGTTCTCTTTCTTTCATTTTTTGGATTTCCATTTGTTTTAATTGTTTGTCATATTCAAACTGGATCTCCATCATTGTTTGTTTTATTTGTGCTTCAGTTTGTATTTTTTGTATTTCAAACTGAGATTTTCCTTTTTCAATTTGTAGTGTTGTTTCTGCTATTGCTTGTTGTTTTTGAACTTCAGCAGCAGCTGCTCTTTCTGCAGCTTGAGCATTTGCATCAGCAGTTACTCTTGCCATTTGTTCTTGTGCAGCTTGATCTTTTTTAGCTTTTTGTTCTTGTTTAAGTTTTAACAACTTGTTAGCAAGTTTTAAGTTTTTTATTTCTCTAATATCTACAGCATCTGACAAAGTAATTAATTGTTGCTGTAATGCCATTTGAATATTTTGTTCTAATAAAGCTTGTTCTTCTTCGTCAGGTTCTATTTCTAAGTAAATACCAAAATCATATAAATGTAAATCTTGTATTTCTTCTAATGTTTCTACATTATATAAGCTAATACTATTTATTAAACTTTCCCTTAATAAACCAAACTGTATACTATCAGCTACTCTTAATGAAATATTTTCACAAGCTCTTAGTGTTAAAAATAAACTAGCATTTAGTATATGTCTAGTAGCTACATTAGATTGCGCGGCTGCTAATTTTTGTAAACCTACTAAAGTGTCTTTTGGTGGAGTGCTTGCATCTCTAGCTTCATTAAGTCCCGTTACATCTCTTATCATTTGTAAGTAGTATTGATAAGTAGTTATTAACGATTGTATTTTTGCTTGACCACTTGAGCTGTTTAATTCTTGTATTGGAACTTTACCAGGATTAATATCACCATCTTGAGTCATTGATCTACCTACAATACTACCAGTTTGAAAATACATGTTTAATGCTTCAGCTGGATTATAACTTGTCCCATTACCTAAGTCAACTTCTGCTAATCCATCAACGTCCATAAAAACTCCATCTGGTACTGTTCTTGCTAATACTTGTTGTAGTTTTAATGAAGTTAACTGTATCATATCGGCAAATCCCATCATTCTTTCAACCAATGATTCTATTCTACCTTTGTAAAGATGTGGTGCACATATCTGATAGTTCATATTAACTATTGAAGTATTAGAAAAAGGACGAGTCATATTTTCTGCTACTTGCCATCTTAACATAATAGGATGTCCTAATATTTTTGCTCCACTATATAATACTTCTATTGATCTTGAAACTTTATCGTAATTATCACTAGGAGGTGGATCAAAAAAATCGTGTTTTTCAATAGCTTTTTCTAACCCTTGATCTGTATATTTTATTTTATATACTTGATCAGCAAATGTTTTGTATTCAAAATATAATACCTGAACAGTATTGTTATTATTTTGTCCTTCCCAGTTTCTGGTATAATTAACATTACCTGGATACTTTTGTATTTCTTCTAATTCATTATTAGAAATATTAGGAAACTCTTTTTTAAGTTCTGGTACACTTAAAGATTTAACTTCTCCTACATAATATATATCTTCAAAGTTAGGATCTTCTGTATATGACCAAACTAAATTAGCAGGATCTACATAATCAACTGTAATTCCTTCTGCTTTGTTCCAACCTGTTTTTACCGCACCTATACCTAATACAACTAAGTCTCTATTAAATCTGTTTCTTACTAAATCGTATTTATTTTTTGCTAAAGTATTTTCAATTAATTCTTCTTCAGCTATTTCTATAGATTGTTTATAATCTAGCTGCATGTGTATTTCTAACTCTTCTTCACTTTCAGGAGCATTGGGCGGAGCTTCACTTACATCTAATCCAAGTTTTTCTTGAACTAATTTTATATATTCTCTAGTTTGAATATCTCTGTGTATTCTAGCTGCATAATCAGTTCTTTTCTTTTGTGATGCTGGATCTTGTGAATAAGCTCGTATATCAAATATTTTATCAGACATACCATTTACAACTATATCTACAAACTTAGGTATAACTGGAACTGGCTTCCAGTCTAAATTTAAATATGATAAATCACCATTTATAGATAACTCATTTTTATATTTTTCTATAGATTGTTCTCCTCTTGAATATAATCTTCTTTGGTGAAAAATGTTATAATTAAATGCGTATCTATTTCCTCCAACACCTTGTCTAAACCACTCTCCTTCTATAGCTCTTCCAACTTGAAGGCCATATTCTAAACTCATTTTCTCCTCTTGTGGAACTACTTGGTCGGGAAAAGAACTTCTATTATTGGTATAAATCATCTATTTATTATTTTTGATATTTGACCTTTATTGTCATAAGTTTTAATTCCTAAATCTATTTTCTTTAGTTGTCTATCAGCTATAGGTTTATATTTATTTCTATTACAGGCCATAATCGCTAATCCAGAACTTATAGACGCATCGTGCTTAGTTCTATTGTTTATATTAAATTTTGACCAATCTAATAATGTTTCTTGAAAATACATATCTCCATAACCTGTTTGTGTTACGCCAACGTATTGGTCTATATAAGATTCAATTGCTGCTGCGTGAGACTGTTTCATATCCTCACTTGAGTTAGGTACTCCTCCAATTTCTTTTTCAGTTATTGATAGTTTATTCCATACTTTGTCTGGCCTATTCATACTAAAACCTCTGTATCCTCTACGTTTAAGATAGTATAATAATCTAGGTTTATTGTTTTCTGCTAACAAAGGCATACCGTAAAAAACTAAAGCCATTAATACATCTTCAAAAAATATTTCAGCTGTTTCAGGTCTAGCTATATACTCTAAAAAAAAGTGATTAGGCGGCGCGTCTTCCATCGAAAACTTAGTTAATCCATGTAGCGATCCATTAGAGCCTTTCCCATCAACAGTGCCACTAATATCGTAGCTATCACAACCAAAAGCTCCAATGTGTTCGTTTGCAGGATATTTGATTCCATTCTTTATAATTACTTGATTTTGTAGATTTTTAGATGGCACCCAACTAATTTTAAATCTACCATTAGTATTTGGCATGAATATAACTTTAGTATCTTTAACACCATTGTGCCATTGAAAAGATCCTTTTGTTACATTAGCTATATTATTTAACTCTTCATTGTAATCTACTTGTTCGTATATTTTAATTAAGTTAAATAAAGATTCTTTTGTTTCATCTCTAAATGCGTGTTGTTCAGTTCTAGGAAATTGTCTGTAATATTCATTTAAACTATCTTGATCATTTCTTAAACCGTCAACCTCGTTTTCCCAGTGTTCGATGACTCCTGTTTCAATTTGTACACCATCGACTCCGATTGTTTTATTTTTTGGCGTAAGAAATACAGGTGATCCAAAAGAATCCATGAATCCTTCGTAGTTCCATTCCATAGGGATGAAAAGAGAATATAATCCGCTAGCTGTTTGTCCGTTTTTATTTCTTTTTGTAACGTCTGAATTGTAGTATAATTGTTTAAAGTTTTGTCCACCTTTATCTAACGCATTTGATGTTGAGCCCATCATACATTTACCTACGACTCTACGTCCTAGTCTTAATGTAGTCTTTGTAACTCGCCAGTTATTTAATATATTGTCAGGTCTTTCCCATTTACCACTTTCATCATGTGCTAGTAGTTTTAGCTTTTCACCATCATATGAGTTGTCTCCTGTGTTTTTCCAATCTATCGTAGTGTCAAGCCCCTGTAACTCACGAAGCTGTTCATTGGTTTCAAGTTTCCTTCTTGTAAGCTTTGACGCTGGTACTCTATAGGCGAGTTCGGTTTTAGGACGATCCATTCCGTCTTGGATAGGTTTGAAGAAGAACGGATAATTAACACTAATGGGTACGACTTTGTCTGTGAACATTTTCTTAGCGTCTGCACCAGT